AGCTTCAAATTGCCCGTCAAAAGCTGCGTGAAGCCCAAGAAAGCTACGACAACGACGCCATTATTGCAGCGCAAGAAGAACTGTCTGCGGCTAAGTTTCGTTCGGAATACGCAAAAACTTTTACGCCTAATGCTTTACAAGAGCAAAAAGATGATGTATATATACAACCTACGCCACAGCAGCAGTCTGTTCAGGTCGATGAAAAAGCGACCCGATGGCAAGCCCGAAACGGCTGGTTTGGACAGGATGATGAGATGACCAGTCTCGCGCTGGCGGTGCATAAAAAGCTGGTCGAAACTCGTGTTGATCCTAGATCGGACGAGTATTACGAGCGGATTGACGCTCGCATGCGTGAAGTGTTTCCCGATTATTTCGGTGAGGCAAAGAAGGAACCGAAACGTTCGGCTAACGTAGTAGCCGCGCCAACCCGTACTGCGGGTAAGAAGAAAGTGACGCTGACTAAGTCAGCGGAAGCGTTAGCACGCCGCTTTGGCCTTACCAATGAACAGTATGCAAAAGAAGTTCTTAAACTTAACTCGGAGTCCTAACTATGTCTGAACGAATTAGCCGTGACGGCGCTAAAGAGCGCGAACCTAGAAACCTTCAAACACGTGAGAGTTCTGCTCGTGCGACCTACAAACCGCCGAGCGCTCTTCCAGATCCTGATCCTCAACCGGGTTGGAAATTCCGTTGGATTGCAACAGCCATATTAGGTCAGCCAAATCCAGCAAATGTCTCCAAAAAAACCCGTGAAGGTTGGGAACCGGTCAGAGCTGCTGACCATCCCGAGCTTATGCTCGCTGCTGACAAGAATGGAAACGTTGAGCTTGGTGGGCTGATGCTGTGTAAACAACCTGAAGAAAGTGTTGCTGCACGCAATGACTACTATGCCCGACAAAACAAGTCTCAAATGGAGTCTGTGGATAACAGCTTCATGAGAAATAATGACCCACGCATGCCTCTGTTCAGCGAGAGAAAATCCTCAACGACACGCGGTGTAGGGTTTGGTAACGGTTCTAAATAACTTTTTAGGAGTATTAAATGGCATATCCTTCCGTATCAGCCCCTTACGGGCTAATCCCGATCAATTTGATCGGCGGACAGGTCTTTGCTGGTGCAACTCGTCAAATCCCCATCGAATCGGGTTCTTCGACAGCCATTTTCTTTGGCAACGTCGTTAAATTCAACGGTGCTGGATATATCGAGAATGAAACCAACACGTCCGCGTCCACCCCAGTAGGTGTTTTCCTTGGTTGTACTTACACAGACCCAACCTTTGGAACCACTTTCCGTCAATATTACCCCGGTAACGTAGTTGCTGATGACATCCAAGCCTATGTGCAGGATGATCCTGATGCACTATTTAAGGTCGCCGTAACTGCTGCTGGCACGTCCACCATCAGTTTCATGACCCGTACTGACGTAAACCGTAACTCGGCACTCGTGCTGACAACCGGCAATACGTCTACTGGTAATTCCTATCAGTCTGTAAGCGCATCAACTGACACTGGTTCGGGCCTCCCGGTTCGTATCATTGACTTTGTTCCTGAGACTGCAATTGCTGGTTTCCCCGGTTCTTACACGGAAGTTATCGTGAAATGGAACTTTGGTGTGCACCGGTATTACAACGCCACTGGCGTATAAGGAGCATATTAAATGGCTATTTCTCGTGCACAACTACTAAAAGAACTCCTCCCGGGACTGAACGCATTGTTTGGTCTTGAGTATGCTCGCTACGGCGAACAGCATAAAGAGATCTACGAAACTGAGACCTCTGAGCGTTCGTTTGAAGAAGAAACCAAGCTGTCCGGCTTCTCAGCCGCTCCTGTCAAAAACGAAGGTTCTGCCATCGCTTATGACAATGCGCAGGAAGCTTTCACGGCTCGCTATACTCACGAAACAATTGCTTTGGGCTTCTCCATTACGGAAGAAGCAGTTGAAGATAACCTGTATGACAGCTTGTCCTCACGCTACACCAAGGCTTTGGCTCGTGCTATGGCTTATACCAAACAAGTTAAGGCTGCTTCAACCTTAAACAACGGTTTTGACACCGACTACCCCGGTGGCGACGGTCAGCCCTTGTTTAGCGCTTCGCATCCCTTAATTTCGGGTGGTGTTAACAGCAACGTTCCTTCGACCCCTGCAGACCTGAATGAGACTTCGTTGGAAAACGCAGTTATTCAGATCGCTGCTTGGACGGATGAGCGTGGCCTGCTGATTGCTGCAAAGCCACGTAAATTGGTTATTGCTCCCGCAAACATGTTCGTTGCAACCCGCCTGTTGGAGACTGAACTCCGCGTGGCTACGGCTGACAACGACATCAACGCGATCAAGAGCAACGGTTCGATCCCAGAAGGTTACACTGTTAACAACTTCTTGACCGATCCAGATGCTTGGTTCCTTTGCACAGACGTTCCTAACGGTCTGAAGCACTTCGTTCGTACCCCGCTGCAAAACAGCATGGACGGCGACTTCGACACCGGTAACGTTCGTTACAAGGCCCGTGAGCGTTATTCGTTCGGCTGGTCAGATCCGCTAGGCGTCTTTGGTTCTTCAGGCGCTGTTTAAGTTGTAGGAGGGGGGTTGCAAAACCCCCCTTTTGTTGTATCCTTCAGGTACTAGGATTTATTTAGCCCATACGACTGACCTAGCAGACGTTATAGAGACTTATGGGCGATGTGCTATAACACGAAAGGTTTATCATGGCTCAAACCACGTTCAACGGACCAGTAGCGTCGCAAAATGGTTTTATCGGCGGAACTTCTTCCGATCCTATTGTCGCAACTACCGCAGGCAATATCTCCAGTTTCTTTGGCACGGCATCTAATACAACGGGTGACGTTCGTTTAAATTATTCCCGTTTGACCTTTACCACCACTGGTTCTGGTGAAACTGCTCGTTTTCTAACCCGCGTTACCGGCGCAAATGCCGCTACTGGCGGTACAGTTAACGGTGCCCATATCTCTTTATCTGTTAATACCGGCGGTTCTATCTCTGGTGCAGGTAACGGACTACGTGTAACCCTTGGTGCTGCTGCCAGCGTAACGGTTGGTGGTACTGTTGCAGCCCTACAGGTTGATTCAGATCTTGGTGCTGGCGCAACGCTACCCGGAAATGCTTCGTTCATCCGTGTAACCAATAGCGGTTCGGGGACAATTACCAATCTGTTTAACCTCCCAGATGCAATGGTTGCCCCGATTGGTGGTACGGCTACTACTGCTACCCAAAAAATCCGTTTCGTTGATTCGGCTGGCACTGCGTACTTCTTGTATGCAATCGAAGCCTAATGCAGATAACGAAAGAGTTTTTGCAATCGGAGATCAAGAAAATGGAAGAGCAACGGAATAACGCACATGACGTAGCCGTTGCCTCTCAAGCGGCTATTGACACCATGACGGCGTTAATAGACCGTCTTGATCTCCCCGAACAGGAAACGGAGAAATGATATGGGTATGCAATATGACGTTAAATCGCAATATGCGATTGCGTCCGGCTTAGTTGTTCCGTTCCGAACTCGTGTAAAGGCGTTTCAGTTTGGCGCGGCAACAACGAGTGCTGGAACAGTCGGGCTATACGACAATTTTTCAATTGCGGGTACATATACTCGGGCAACAACTGTTGCAACGGTTACAGCGGCTAGACACGGTTTGATTGTTGGCGACTGGGCGTTTATTGATTGGTCAGGCGGAACAAACCCTGCTGATGACTTTTATCAAGTTGCGACGGTAGCAAATGCAAATACGTTTACGGTAGCGGTTGCTAATACAGGAGATGCTTCTGGTGTTGCCACTGTGTATAACGACGTGCTTGTGATTAGCACGGTTTCAACCGGTAATGACGTATTTAATATTATCCCCGGCGAAGGTATCTTGGCTCAAAATGGGATACGTGTTTTCCTAGAAAATAGTGTCCCATTAACCGTCTACTACGGGTGATCCATGCAAAATCAAAAAGGCTACACGCTTGCTGGCAGGAAACTGTTCATCGCGCTACCTGCTTATGACTTTAAAGTTTCTTTGAAGTTGGCTGTATCTCTTGCTCAGGTCGCTCAAGAAGCTCCTAAGCACGGGGTTGAAATAGCCATAGGTAGCATCTGCGGATGTTCGGTTGTCTCCCGGGCACGTAACCTTTTGGTTCAGGACTTCTTAGAGTCCGATTGCACGGATTTGATTTTTATTGATGCGGATATTAACTTTGAGCCGGAGCACGTTTTTAGACTACTGGCTTGGGCTTCAGAGCCACATATTGGTATTGCCGCTGGGGTTCCTAGAACTCGGAGCACCGACAAGGTTTACATCACATCCTTGGATCAAGATGGCGATACTTTGACGATGAATAACATGGGTCTTGTCCGCGCCAAGCGTGTGGCTACGGCCTTTATGCTGGTCAAGCGGGAAGTATTTGAGACAGTAATTAAGGCTCACCCCGAGTGGAACTACTACGATTCCAAAACAGATCGTAACTTGAGTGCGATATTTGACTTTGCCCTCAAGGAAAACAGCTACATTGGCG